CTTGGTGTTATTCTGGATTCGCTCCAGTTACCATGGATTATCTTCGAGATGCTTGCAGTAATGCAAGTAGCCGGTCTTACTTTAACGAGTGAGGCGGGTGCCTGACAAGCCGGGAAAGACCGGTACTTCAACTACACAGACCGAATTTTTGCTGAACCCCGTTTTCCGCCTGACTTCTTGTCATGACTAAACGTGGATCCAAACGTTCGCGAGTTTCGCGGGGCCTCGCAAGAGGCTGCCGCGCTTACCAACAACAGACAGTTGACGTTGTCTGCCGTGCCGTTGGCTCTTGGCGTGCGATTTCAGGACTGGCCTGTCCCACCTTCGGGTGGTTCGGGGGTTCCTGTACTGATTTGGCGCGACTTGTTAAGAGGTTTCTTGCTACGGAGGTGTCTTCTGACATCTCGCTCCAGATGGGTTTTCAGTCCATAAAGAAACTTCTTCCCGACTCCTGCCGTTGTATGGAGTCGGGTTTGCTTGACGATTTGGTGGCGCGTCTCGGTGAGCGTCCGCGTCGGTTGCCGCCTGGTTACTTGGCGTTCGTAAAGAGAGAAGTCGGCCGTCTTTTCCCGAAGGGTTGGGACGGCGCTTACGAACGTAACTGCCTGGCGACTGCACCTTCACTTAAGGCCTGTTGCGAGTCTGGTCGGGCAACTGGTGGAGCTTTGGGCTGTCTTCGTGACCAGTCCTGGTACCTTGATCGTGTTCTTCACGGCCAGGGTCGTAAGCTTCTTCCCTCGTACAGGGGCCAGTTGCTCGTGGTGCAGTCGGCTGGTAAGCCACGTCCTCTGAGTAAGTTTCCCGCTGAGGCTGTTTTTCTTAAGCCTCTTCATAAGACAATTTATGGGAATCTTTCTTCGAAGAAGTGGCTCCTGAGGGGGCCGCCGACGCGTCGTGTTTTGTCCGATGCGGGGTTTAGGGAGGGGGGGGGTGTGTTGGTCTCCGGTGATTACCGGTCGGCTACCGACAATTTGCCGATAGAGGTGATGGAGCTTGCCCTTACTGTTATGCTTGAAAATGCCTCGAGCGTTCCTTCGAACGTTCGGGAGTTAGCAGTTCGTGCTTGCCGGCCCATCCTTTTCTCGGAGAAGGATTCTTTTGAGGTCAGCGTGGGTCAGATGATGGGTTCTCTGTTATCTTTCCCTTTTCTCTGTCTGCAGAATTACTTGGCCTTTAGGTGGGCCTGTTCGACAGCAGGGTTGCGCGGCCGCGTTCCTGTTTTGATAAACGGGGACGACATCCTTTTCCAGACTAACGTTGAGGGTTTTCCCTCGCGCTGGTTTAGCGTTGTTGGTGAAGTCGGTCTCGAGGTAGAGGAGACCAAGACCTCCGTGGAAGTTTCTTTTGGTTCCCTTAACTCAACGCTTCTGCGTTGGGTGGACGGGTTCCTTCAACCTGTTTGGTCGCCGCGCTTTGGGATGTTCCGTCCAGCGGATCATCCTGGCTCGCTCGGTTCCTCTTTCTTGAGTTTTCTTCATGAATCCCCAAGTGAGTACCGTTTTAGAGCCGGCCGTGAGTGGTTCGAGTGGCACTTGGGTGAACTTAGGTCCGCCGCAGTGTCTCTCCCAACCCTCGGTTTTCGCGGTTTGTTGGCCTTAAGGTTGGCTAAGTTATTCCACCTTCTCCATAAGCCTTATTCCGACGATTTTCCTCGTCCACTTCTTAGCCACTATGTAGGTTACTCCGGCGACTTTGTCGTTCCGGTTCCTACAGAGGCCGTGGATGAGGAGCTTCGTTTTCATAGCTCGGTGGAGGTTGCGGCCGGGATGTGGTCCGCGGGTTGGGCTCCTGCCTGTCGGGTGCGTGAGGCAGTCTTGTATTGTCTCCGTCGCTCTGCTGTCAAAGGTGATCGGTTTGATTACCCTCAGGTGCCCCAACTCCTTGGGTCCACTGACGCTGAGTTCAGGTTTTTTTCTCGTAACCTGTTGCCGCGTGGCGATGTGAGTAGGCGGGTTGTCAAGAAGGCTTTCCTCCGACCTCTAGAGGTCTCGAGTACTGTCCTTATCGCCTCTGCGGTTGTTACAGCTTGTCTGTTCGACTTTGGACGCGGCTACTTGCCCGCCTACTCGTTGTCTCCGCTTCCAGGTGAGTTCGCAGAGGTCGAGCCGGGGCTGTTTGTGTGTGGGTAGCGGCGCCCGCACGGGAGTTGGCGCGTTTTGAGCTGCTAGGCACGAGTTGCCGTAGCGTGGACGGAGCGTAGTGGAGTGAATACGGTCGTGGTTAGTCGACTATACCCTCCTCCGCGTGTCAAGCGATTAGAGCCGGAACCATCTCGTAAGAGTTGGCGGCGGGAGCTTCGGTATCCCGCACTCGGGTACGCAACGGCTCCGACTCAGCGGTGGGGCGTTAGCACTGTGTTATGTTGCCGGGTAGTGGGGTCAAGGTGATACTGTCTGGCAGCGATTGCCGGGTCCCGTTAGGCTTCGGCCGTGGGGACAGTGGATCTGGTGGCACCCCGGGCTTGGAAATTGGGTCGGCAGCTCGCCTTTCGGCATGTGGTCCTTCCTATTAGTACATTGATTCAGGTGGTCTTCTCCGCCAGACGTGCAGTGCGGTTCAGTCCTGCGCGGCGTCTGGGCGACCTTTGTCGCCTGTAACCGTACCTTCCATAACATGGTGTGAGCGTCTTGTCGCTGGGTGGATCAATTGGCATGGGGAGTGTAGCGTGAGCGTCGCAGCGTTAAAGCCGCCATTAGCTATGCGAACCTCCTGAATCGTTACGGGGCTTTGTGCCGCCCCGTTAAAGGCGTGTCAGAGGACGTAGGTTCTTTACGAGCTGAACCTCAGGGTCTGTCCCAGGAAGACCCTCTTCCGCGCACAGCGCG